TGTTCCCCACCTGCTAGTTACAGTTTGACAAGTGTCGCCCATTTCTTTAACTCTGCTATCTGCTGGATGTGTTTCATAAACCATCATAGTAAATCCATCAGCACGACTATAGTCATTACAACTTGTTTGTAGGGTTGGTGATACCTTTTCAGTCATTATCAGTTTGCCCCCCCCCGCAACTTCGTAATTTCCGACTCCTTTGTAATCTCTTGCACACAATGTTGGAGCGCAGTCAGCAATAGGATAGGCAACTCTTTTCCTCGTTTTTCCGCCCTTCTTAGTATTCCCTGACAAGCTGTGGGGGTCAAATAATACTTCTGCGGCAGACTTCCAATCTCCAAGACATCCGACAACAAACACTCGTCTGCGTCTTTGGGGTACTCCAAAGTATTGAGCGTCAAGCACCCTGTAGGCCCACCCATACCCGATTTCCCCCAACGCACCGAGGAAACTGCCAAAATCTCGCCCCCCCCCACTACTGAGGACACCTGGCACATTTTCCCAAATGCACCACTTGGGTCTAAATTTGTCAAGAATTCCCACATAGGTAAGAGCGAGGTTGCCTCTTGGGTCGTCAAGTCCTTTACGCAGGCCTGCAACGCTAAATGATTGGCAGGGAGTTCCTCCGACCAAAATATCAATTGGTTCACTTAATTCCCATTCTTTATATTTTGTCATATCCCCTAGATTAGGCACATTAGGATAATGATGTGCTAATACTTGTGATGGAAACTTCTCAATTTCACTAAACGCTATTGGATTCCATCCCATTTCATGCCATGCTACTGTAGCAGCTTCAATACCACTACAAACTGATAAGTAATTCACTTTAGCGCCATCCAAAGTCCAATTTGAGAAAAGCTATAACCAGCCCAAATCATTGCGTTAGGTATAGACCCTTTTTTAAGCTGAATAACTGCGACTATGCAATAAGAAAACCCTGTCATTGCAATCAATATTTTATCTAAAGCCATTTGTTTACTTCTCCCCTATTGCCTTTTTCGTACTGCGTATAAAAATCTTGAAGTAACTTATCGTCAAGTTTATATTTAGTAAGATAAAGTCTAAACTTTTGCAGACCCCATTCTTTACGCCATTTGCATAATTGTCTTACGCCACAGCGATGTTTAGCTTCCTCATACATTTTTGTTTCAGACTGTCGTAAGAGTCGTAACCGTTACCCATAATTCCCAACTCTTTAGCTTTAGATTCAATACCTTCGTTAGAAAACATCCACTTTTTGTCAATTTTTTCTTTCTTGGGTTCTATTACTATTTCATCTTCAAATCTTTCGCCATTAAGCCAAGTGCTTGCATGGGGTATAAATTCTAACTCAGTTTCTTTTGCTTTCCAGTAGTCGCAATGTACGCTAATAGCTTTTGCAGCCATAAGTTGCTGTGCTTCTGTAAGTCGTTGCCAGGACTTTCGTGCAACTGCTTTATTAACTTTGCGTGGATAAATAGACCAGAATTCATCAAACATTCTCCTCTCCTATTGTAGGGTGCGTGGGCTTGTAGGTGTAGATGGACTAGATGGTGTTGTGTATTGCGGTGTACCTACTACGCCAGTTGTATAACCACTTGGGCTTGTAAATACAATCTGATTAGGATAGATAGTAGCAGTCTGAGTGGTGTAACCCATAGGATTTACAAACTGTGCTGTATTACCTTGAATCTGTACTGTACCTTGACTGTAACCTTGTGGGTTTGTCATCTGATAAGTTTGTGCGTGGGCTGACCCATAACCAAACATACAACCTAAAATAATACCAAGAATTGCAACTCCAATAGCATCTTTCATTTAAATCCCCTTTAGTTACTAGACAAAGTAATTTGTGTCTAGGAATTTAGTTTCTTATTATTTTTAGCTACTGTCACCTATGACAAACCCTTAGTTGTATATTTACAACATAGGTTGACCAAGGGTGATAGGAAACTATCAACTGACCCATTAGTAACTTATATGTTACTAACCAGTCCTACCTGAGTTAATGGTCATTCGATTAAAGGTCTTGTATCACCTTGTCCCTAAAATCTTGTGTAGTCGCCATTTAACGCTACTAGGCTGAAGTGGGGTGCATCACTTGCCTATCTTTTCTTCCACGCCACCGATTTAGGTGCTTAGTACGCCTGGAGTGCGGACTGCAATAATACTACAAGTATTTACTCATGTGAAAATCCCCATGAAAACCAAAGGTTTGCAGATTTGATAACTCTCTTTCATAGCTAAAATACCTTGCTAACTCTTCCGGTGCAAACTTTATTCCGTTGCTAACCAGGTAATCACGATTTAAATGACAGATTAAATCATCTTCGTTTTTATTGTCGTAAACAAACTTAGGAGTGTTGGTTAATTCCAACAGTTTCTTGCTTCTAAGGGAAAAACCTCCGTTACCAACTCTTAGTCCTTCAGGATGCCAAGGCCATACAGCACCTATGTAATCGTAATCTAAAAATTGGGGTTGCCAGGCGCTTGCGTCAATTACCCACCCATCCCATTGCACTATTAAAACAAAGTCCGTATGGATGTATTTATGCAACTCTTGAAGGATAAATTGGCTATACGCTTGCCGACTGTTAATACTCATGTGGTCAATAAACAATTCACCACCAAATTCAATGTTTCTTTTACTTCTTTCTATGGCTTTTTTAGCTTTGTCTGGTTGTACTGAATCTATGGCGCAAATGGTTACATTACTCAATTTCATCTTGTTTGCCAAAACTGTTGTTTTTTAACAACTCAGGCCAAACATACAATGCCAATTTGGGAAACATATCTTGACGAGTTACCAAACCATTAGATTGTTTTTCTATTTCTGCCGCCAAAAATACCAGCCTGTTAAGAGGAATACCATTGACTTTCCATTGATTTACGGCTGCTTGGTCTATTTTAAATAGGTTTGCTACTGCTTTAGCGCCCCCTAAAAGACCAATTATTTGTGCGTCTGTAAGTGCGAATGTTGTTTTCATGCGTCAATCTTACATAAAAATAATATATTTCACAAGAGTATTGCAAAACTTTATAAGTTGTCTTATAGTCTTATTTATAGCAATTTTGCTATGTATCTAAGGGGAATTAGATGAGTCAATTACACCAATTAATGCTAGAGCATGAAGAATTTTTAGAGAAGGCTTTAGATGACATGGAATTCAGCAATGAATTTATGTCCCAATCGCAAGTAGATTGCATCCGTCAGGCTTGTGGTAAACCAAGTAAAAATGTAGTCCTTAAAGAATTGTTTAACGATTTTGGCGCAATCTTTGGAAATCCTCTTGAATCTTTCCCAACAATTAGAGGTGCAAAATGATTACTTCTGACTCTATTGCTAACTTAACACTAGCTTTATCCATTGTGCAAGGAAAAATGACCCATGCGATTAAAGACTCTGCTAATCCTTTTTTTAAGTCTAAATATGCTGACCTTGAGTCTGTTTGGGATGCTTGCCGTAGCCTTCTTTCTGAAAATGGGTTGGCGGTTTTGCAATTCCCTGGGGAATATTACGATGGGTCTATGCGTTTAACCACTATTATTTCCCATAAATCAGGGGAATTTATAAGTCAAGAAATGTCTGTACCTGTAACTAAGCCTGATGCACAAGGCGCAGGGTCAGCACTAACCTATATGCGTAGATACGCATTAGCAGCAGTAGTAGGAGTAGTACAAGCAGACGATGATGGTAATGCCGCTTCGTCACCTAAACCAGTAGTAAAAGCTAAGGAAATTTAAGATGGCCTACGAAATGAAAGAAGGCGCAGGAAGCCTTTTCAAAAACACACGCAAGATTTCTGAATCGCACCCCGATTTTACTGGGTCAATTATGATTAACGGTAAAGAGCATTGGCTATCAGCATGGGTAAAAGAATCACCTAAAGCTGGTAAATTCTTTAGCGTTTCTGTAGGCAAAGTAAAAGAACCGATGGGATTTAAACCTGCTGGTAGCGATGAAATTAAGCGCCATACCATTGACGATGACACCCCTTTTTAGGAGATAGCCATGCTGAGTCACATCAAAGATGTTATTGGTGAAAAAGCCATTATTACTATGGAAGCCTATGGAGTAGATGAAGAAAGGCGGTTAATTTCTTTTGAGCCTTTAGATTTGGAATTAATACTCAAAGATGTGATTCAAGTATGTGCAGACTGTTGTTTAAATGATACAGATAGAGAAACAATTTTAGAATTATTGAAATAAGTATTTAAAGGGGAAATAAATGTCAGAACATTGGTATTGTGCAAAAACAGGCGCACCACGCTATACAACTACAGGTAAAAATGGAAAAGAAAGAAATACAACGCTTAGAGATGCCAAAGCTAACCCAGGCACTCTCGTACCTTCCGTTTCTACAATTAACAGCCAATTATCTAAATCTGGACTTAATACATGGTTTCAGACTGAGGCCATTAAAGCTGCCGCAGAAAACCCAAGAGGTCTGCAAGAAGAAGAAAAAGACTATATATCCAGAATATTAGAGTTATCTAAAAGAAAATCCCAAGATGCTATGGCTAGGGGTACTCTTATACATGACTTCATAGAATCGTTTTACAACCAAGATTACCTACCGGATATGCCAGCGTATGTCCGTGTAGTAGATGACGCCATAACAGCCCATTTTGGGACTCAGATGTGGATTCCAGAGCAGTCCCTAGTAAACCAAGAAGGCTATGGTGGTAAGTGCGATTTGTATTGCAAACCACGCCATGACTTTACTGGGGTTGTAATTGACTTTAAGACTACGGAAAAAAGCCCTGGTGACCTAACACCCTATACAGAGCATATCACTCAATTAGCAGCGTATAGAGAAGTTTTAGCCCCATCTGCACGATGCGCCAATGTATACATTAATGGCGAAACAAATGAAGTAGCCATTTATGAGCATAGTGAGCAAGACCTTAAAGACGGCTATCAAATGTTTTTAAATTTGCTTGGTATTTATAAACTTAAAAATAAGTTAAACTAATCACGAGGCTGGCTTGGTTTCCCCTTCCATTACTCCTTCACACGAGGGCCAGCCTCACCTTACAATGACCGAAAGCGTAAAGAAGCAAGTAGGTCACCTTTTTGGGCGTTAAGCCGCCAATGTAGGATGCAGTAATTGAGTTATTTTGCGGCTTTTTGACCCATTGGTTGCAAGTGCCAAATACAGTCTAGTAACATATATGTTACTTATTGTCGGTTTTTGTAAATAATACGATACATTTTGATACCCATAAGTATATATTTAATATACATATTAATACCTATATGTACAGTTATTGACAAAAAGTATCCATATCAACAGTTTTGTTGACATTTTTGTAAAGTTTTGACGGCTGATTGTAAAGTTGTTGACATTGGATTGTAAAGTTAATGACTCATAAATAAGCCCTTAAGTCAATAATGACTCATTAATGAGTCATTTTTAAACCATTAACTTTTTCTTACAAAATGCCCCGTTCGGGAATATTTCTGTAATTTACCCTACTTTTTCTTACATTCTTCCCGTTCGGGAAACTTTTTTCCCTGTATTTTTAATTACTTTGTTTTTACAGGGAAATTTACTTTGTTATGCCTGTCAATGTCCTATTTTTGCATGAATTTTTCTTTAAATTTCATGCACTTATAGCAATATTTTTTTTAGGTGGTTGTCCGAAATTTGTAGCATATATTAGACATTTGCATAAATACAACATAAGGGTTTATCCCTATATAAAAGTGCATAAAACTTTAATAAATTACTTACATAGCAGGTCTTGACACTATTCAGCTTTATGGCCCTTGGGGATTTCAAACTAAAAAGACCTGACCTGCTACTTTTATTAAGGGGATATGGATACATACATTAGACGAGTATTTGAAGCTGAAGCACCTTGCGACAAATGCACTCAAAAAACAGATTGCCAAGAGTTTGAGTTGGCTTGTAGGGCATTTTCTTACTATGTTTTGCATGGCACATTTCACGCCCATACAGCAAGGATGCCTACACATAACCTATTTAACAAAATATTCAAAGAAGATGACAAGGCTTTAAAAACTTATATGAAGTCTTTAGCAGCTAAAGAAGGGGGTATATGTGGATAAGCGTATTCGTACCAAATCAGCGTTTAGAGAAATGTTTAAGTATAAAAACCACATTACGCATACTCTTGAAAAGCTAGTTGCTATTGAAAGCAAAAGACGGATTGTAGAAGTGTCTAGTGGGCCATTATGGTACATCTTTGGGTACAAATTAGTGTCTAAACCTTGGCTAACTTATGGGGAAATGTATGACTGCAAATGAACTAGCTATTTTATTGGAAGTGGATAGTTGGTACAAGCTGGTAACTAGAGAAGAAATAGCCACCATGCTACGCCAGCAAAAAGCTGAAATAGAAGCGTTGAAAGCAGAAAAAATTAGG